GTTGCGTTGCACCAATCGGCTGAGTTCCAGAGACTGACTGGAGCGGAACTCCCTGAGTGTTCGAAGGAAGAGCGATGGGAGAAGCCTTCGATCTGGGCTGTCAAGAAGAAGGGCAACAAACGAGCCATCAAACTCTATGACAGTGAGTCTGAGGCGAAGGCTGCGCTTCTTGATGGTCAGGAAGTTGAGTTCCGTCGAGGGGAACCCGGACGATGCGCGGCTAACTGGTGCCGTGTAAACGCATGGTGTTCACAACACAAAAAATATATCGACGAACTTGCCGAAACTCTGGCTCAAGACTCTTGACCGCCATCAAATAACTTGTAAACTCGTAACAAACTAACAGGAGATGTTATGACTGAAGTATCTGCACCGACTTATGCAGAGATCTGGACGACCCTGTCCAAGATCGATGTCTCAAAGCATGTTGAAAAGAAGAACGGATTGTCCTATCTCAGTTGGGCATGGGCATGGGGTGTTCTCATGCAGCAATACCCGCAGGCTGACTATTCGTTTGCACACTCTGAGTTGCATCCTGATGGGACGGTGACGGTTCACTGCGCCATCATGATCGGCCAGTGCCACCGGATGATGTGGCTCCCGGTGATGGATCACCGCAACAACGCCATCAAGAATCCTGATGCACGAAAGATCAGCGACACGAAGATGCGCTGCTTGGTGAAGTGCCTCGCGATGTTTGGACTCGGGCATTACATTTATGCCGGAGAGGATGTCCCGTCCACGGAACAGGAGTCCGCTCCCGTCCTGAGCAACGAGGAGATCATTGCCCTCAACGAGCCGCCACCGAAGGTGAAGAAGGTGGCCCCGACGAAGCAGGGTCCGAACGATATCCCGACAGAGGAGGGTGCTGCGGAGGTTGTTGGGAAACTCATGGAGTTCGCCAACAAGTTCTGCGCGGATGAGGCAGGACTCAAGTCTTTCTGGAAGGAGAACAAACAGGTTATCGATATCCTCGACAGCAACTACCCCGCTCAATACGAGGTGTTGAAGAAGGGATTTATTGAGTTGAAGGCAAAACTTGGAGGAAACAACAATGGCTGAGTATCAGAATCGTGACATCACGCAGGGCGCACTCTTCATCAACAACAGGAAGAACTCCCAGAACCACCCCGATTTCCGTGGCGAACTGACCCTGAGCAAGGCTTTGCTCAAGGAGTTGGTTGAGAAGGCGAAGGCAGGCGAGGAGCCGAAGATGTCCCTCTCCGTCTGGAAGAAGAAGTCCAAGGCGGGTAACGAGTTCATGTCCGTCGCCGCTCAGGTCTATGTGGATTACAAGAAGCAGAGCAGCGAAGAAGTACCGTTCTAACAGGAGGAACTATGAAAGTTACCAAGTCATCGATGATTCGCGACTTGCTCAAGAAAGGTTTGTCGAGCAAGGAGATCGTCAAGAAGTTGAAGGTCTCGCCACAGTTGGTCTACATCGTCTCGAAAACCTACGGTGCAAAGCCTGCGGTTAAACGAGACGTGAAGGTGAAGAGGGCCAATGTCTCAGACCTCATTGCCTCCCTCAAGACGATCATCAAGGCGCTGGAGAAAGTCTGATGATCCGGTGGTTGCGAGGATTGATTCAGAGAGTGAATAGATTTCGCAACTGGGAATGGAGACACGTCCCTTCCCCGAACTGGAGATCCAGTCGGGGCGGGGGCGGGTTCAACAGCAGGGACTACTGGTGAAAGACGAACTCATCAAGACTTTGCAGATCGGCGTCAACCTTTCGAACGAAGACAAGTTCGATGAGGCCATCAAGGAGTTCGACAAGATAGCCGAACTCTATAACGCCATGGTCCAAGCCCTGATTCAACGGGGCCGCAGTCATTGGGAGATGAAGCGGTGGGATCTTGCCACCGAAGACTTCAACAAAGCCCAAGCGATGGACCCAACGAACATGGATATCCCATGGACGATGGCTCTCATGAACCTTCAGAAGCGAAACTTCCCCGAAGGGTGGAAGACGTTCGACTACCGATGGGAATCGAAGAAGTTCGACAGCCCACGCCTGAAGACCAACAAGCCGCAGTGGGAATTGGGGAAAGGCTACAAGGATCTACTCGTCTGGTCGGAACAAGGGGTGGGGGATCAGATCCTCTACTGCTCACTGCTACGACACCTCAAGACTCTCGTCCCGGAACTGACCGTCCTGATGGACGCTCGCCTGATACCGTTGTTTAAACGATCGTTCTCAGATATCCAGTTCGTTCCCCAGAACGCACGGGTCTGGGACATCGACTCGCAGATCCCGATGGGGAGCATTGCCAAGGAACTGATCCCGGAGATGGCTGACATTCCGAAGTTCCGGGCGGACCCCTATCTGATACCCGATTACGCCCGCGCTAGTGCCATTAGGGCGGACTTCAACCTCAAGCCGGGTGAGAAGTTGGTCGGCCTCTCTTGGGCCTCAGGAGCGCCCAGAATCGGCAACCACAAGTCTGCTGCCCTGACGGACTTCCTGCCCTTCTTGCAGATCCCGAACACCCGTTTCGTCAGTCTCCAATACGGGGACCACTACGCAGAAGCCTATGAACTCGAAAAGACCCACGGCATCCAGATCGAACAGGTTCTGGATATCGATAACACCCAAGACTTGGATGGACTCGCGGCGCTCATCAACGCTTGCGATGCGGTGGTCACCGTCAGCAACGCGACCGGTCATCTTGCCGGTGCCATTGGAGTCAAGGCCTTTCTCTTGGATTCCAACAAACTCTGGTACTGGAACAGTTGTGTGGGGAACCAGAACCTCTGGTATCCGTCTGTCAGCACCTACCCAAAGGACAGCGCCATAGCCCCTTGGACTCCGCAGATCGAAGCCTTAACGGAGGACATTAAAGCGTACCTCTCTGGCGAGAGTCCTGTCTCGACGTTCGTGTTCTTTCGGACAGGAACTGAAGAGGAACTCGTCTATACCAAGAAGTTCGTCGCTTCGCTCCGTGCATCGAATCCCAACGCAGAGATCATCATGTGTACGGATCGGCACACGCCTGAGATCGAAGGCACCCGCCGATTCGAACTCACCCTCGACACAGACAACTGGATGGAGTACCGCCTCCAGATCTATGCCGAACTGCGTTTAACCAAACCGGCCATGTACTTGGACGATGACATGATCGTCAATGCATCCATAGATCCGAAGCGATTGTTGGGTGAGCAAAGGGTTCTGCTCTGCGAAAGATCTTTCAGTCGCGATCTCTACTTCAACACGCAGATGAAGGGACTCGACTTCTCAGAGCATCAAGGGAAGTTGATCCATCAGGTCTATCCGTACCTCGCCTGCGCGACGGTGACCAAGGACTATCTTTTCTGGGCAGATCTTTTATTCATCATGGATCACATCGACCCCAAGTACCGCAAATGGTACGGCGATCAAGAATGCATGAGGATCTGGGTGCAAGCCGCAGAGAAGGGTGACTACGGCGTACTGCCTGAATCGGACTACGCTTGTCTTCCAGAAGAACTCTCTGGACGGAACCCGAAGATCATCCACTACAAAGGAAGCCGCAAGTCGGAGATGCTCAAATGAAACAAGTCCAAGGTTGGTGGTTGCCCGATGAAGAGAACCATATCGGGCAGTACTTCGAAGCCATCAATGCAGGCACATACCAGCCTGCTCACCAGCGCGAGTCGGTTAAACATTGCACGAAGTTCCGTACAGCCGTGGATATCGGAGCGCATGTTGGACTCTGGGCGAGGGGCCTTACTGAGAAGTTCGATACCGTCATTGCCTTTGAACCCTGCGAGGATTTCGCGCAGTTACTCGCACAGAACGCGCCGAGGGTGAAGACCATTCATCGATATGCGCTTGGAGAGAAGGAAGGTTCCGTGAAGATGGTCATCGAACCTGACAACACCGGCTCGACCCATGTGGCGCGTGGCGCTACAGGCGACATCCCCATGCTACCCCTTGATCATTTCCAATTGACCGATGTTGACTTCGTGAAGATCGATGTCGAGGGATTTGAACTGGAGGTGGTGAAGGGCGGATTCGATACCTTCAAGAACAACGATCCGGTGGTGATCGTTGAGCAGAAGGATCGATACGTTGTTCCTGAACAAGGCAAACATGCGGCAGTGCGATTCCTGATGAGGGAGTTGCAGTACCGGGTGGTGGGACGAGTGATCGATGATTGGATACTGAGGAAGATCTGAGGCGGATATGAAGAAAGCCGAAACACCAGAGCCTCTTTATCGGGTCAGTCTTCCGCCAGAAGACCATCACAAGGTGAGCGTGAGTAGGTATTACCGTGCTACACCTGACGATGCACGACTGATTTCTTATGGGCCGTACCATCAGAAGTGCAATGTCCGCATCGACTTTGATCTTGAGGGAAACATCTACAAGGTGGAGTGGCAGAACTCGTGAAGAACATTCATCGCTATGCACTGGGAGAGGAGGAAGTTATGACCCGCGACGACATCATCCGACTGGCGCGGGAGGCTAGTAGCGAGCATGATTATGACTTCCCAAACATTTTTGCGCTTGAACGCTTCGCCGCCCTCGTTGCCGCAGCCGAGCGGGAGGCGTGTGCGAAGGTGTGTGAGGAAAAAACGGCGTATCAAATGCAGATTCCATGTCCCGATGGAATACCGGGATGCCTTGTGTTTCATGCAATAGAAGCAAAACGCGAGAAAACAGGATCAGAATGCGCCGCCGCCATCCGTGCGAGGGGAAAGTGATGGACAAGAGTGAAATCATCGCATGGGCAGAGTTGGCTGGCATCGAGTTCAGGCTTGGCAGCACCGATGTCACCCCAGAAAAGTTGGATCGGTTCTTGATGTTTGCTTTGAGTGCCATCGAGAATCGTGGGGAGGCAGTTCGAAGATTCGGAATCTGGATGAGGCCTGAAGGCGCTCCGGTTAAACGAGGACTCAACCTCACCATCATTGGCAAGGACAATCCTTCTGGTTGTTACAGAGGATTCGTGCTGATTCTCAAAACCAAAAAGCACAAGTACCGATTCCGTTTTCGAATGGGCATCAAGCCTATGTTTCTGTGGAGTAAGGAATGAGAGTCTTTATTGGATATGACAGTCGGGAAGACATTGCCTTTCGGGTTTGCGAGAGTTCACTCCGCAAGCACAGCAAAATCCCCATTGATGTCTGGCCGATTAAGCAGCAAGAGATGCGGACTCAGAAACTTTACTGGAGAGATCATGACCCGCTCGCCTCCACGGAGTTCTCGTTTACACGCTTCCTCACGCCGTATCTGGCTGGATACAAGGGCTGGGCATTGTTCTGTGATTGCGACTTCTTCTTTCGAAAGGACATCTCAGGGCTGCGTGATTACATGAATCCTGAGAAGGCGGTGATGGTGGTTAAACACGAATACAACCCGCCAGAGAAGATTAAGATGGATGGGAAAGCACAGACCCAGTACACCCGAAAGAACTGGAGTTCGTTCATGCTCATCAACTGTGAGCATCCATCCGTGCAAGCCCTTACTCCAGATGTGGTGAATACACAGACCGGCCTGTACCTTCACCGGCTCCAATGGCTAGAGAACAAGCACATTGGTGAACTCCCGGTGACCTACAACTACCTTGAGGGTTGGCATACCAAGCAGGACTGCGATGATCCTATCGCTGTTCACTTCACTCGCGGTGGCCCTTGGTTCAAGGGCTACGCACAGGTTGAATACGGCGACGAATGGCTTGAACACGCAAAGAGGATTACCCATGAATGAAGAAGACGTGTCCTATTTAGACATCCCTTCAAACAAGACCGAAGAGAAGGTCTGGTGCAAGATCGGTGATGCCGGGAACTTGGAGTTCGTGGACTGGAAGATCATCAAGGGGATGGCTGAGGATTTCGATCTCAAGCGTCCTCAAGATCGTACTGAACAGATGTTGATTGCAAAACTGATGTGGTTGGTTAGAGAAGAAACCAAGCGGGAGTTTGGCAATGAAGACAAGGCAGGATGAGTTCTATGATGATTGGGACAGGGAATGGGATGCCATGCCCCATACTACAAGCGAATACCAGAGAGAGATTAAAGAACTCAGGGCTAGGATCTTTGAGTACTTAAAGGAAATAGCAGAGAGAGATCAACTGATCGAAAGCATGAAAGAAGAACTCGCCCTCCAGAATAAGTACTGGATGAAATCATTTGGCATGGACAAATGAACTGGAAACGAGAAGACATCCTTGAGGTGTTGGGTTGGGTTGAAGAATCCGCCGATGACATCAACGCCATTACCACAGAACTGGAGTTCATCGTGGTGAGCGAACTATTTAAACGATGTGCCGATGAGATCCGCAGTCTGCGGGCAGAGATCGCTGAACTGAAAAGCAAAAAACCAAACAGGAGAAGGAAATGAATCTTGAGAAAACATCTTCGTTCACTGAAGTTGATTACGCCTTGGAAGAGGCGCAGTACCTGACACAGAAAGAGAAGACCCAATACTCAGTTGTTCAGGTTGATGGAATCGCAGGGCGTAGGTTCTATGCTCTGCCTACAGACACTATCGTTTCGGTCACGATCCTCGAAACATTTACCCCATGAACCCAGTGGTGAATCTGCTCCCTTGGGAGTATGAATGGGTCTGTCATGTGGGTGCGAGAAGGTATGCGGCGAACTGGTTCAGGCCAGATGCCAAGCATTACCACAGAGACAGGATGGAAGATGACAGGACCGCTTCGGCTGCTGCGTGTGCTGCGGAACTGGCGGTAGCGAAGTACACCAATCGCTACTGGTCAGGTCATGTCTGGGACTATCGGGATCACAACCAGTACAAAGAGATTCCCGATGTCGGGACAAACATCGAAGTCCGTCGCATCCGAACAAGGGAAACAGCGGCAGTCAGGAAGAGACAGGTCGGTAAGGGTCTGGTCCTATTCGTTGCCAAGCCCATCATGCCTGAGATCCGCAGCGTCGAGATCTACGGGTGGATGCACTACGACGAAGCATGGTCAGTCGGAACCCAGTCCGACTACGACCCTGATACCCGACTCATCAGCGTGGATCATTTAAACACTTATGAACCCAAATCTTGAAGAGATCATTGCGAAGGTTGTCAAACAGAACCGGCGTAGTCTGGGTCAGAACTCACTGATGTGGGCGTTGCTCAGTGACATCTCCAGACAGGTGGAGTGGCACGGGCAGAGGCTCTCCAAGAATGACTGGAAATGGATCTTCACTGCGGCGGTACGCAGGCAGAGGATGGTTCCGGGGATCGACGGGGGGATGGTCTATCTGGGGGAGCCTACTTCTGGGATGTCCAAACAGGAACTCGCAGACCTGATCGAACTCATCTACCACTTCGGTGCAGAGCGCGGTGTTGAATGGACGGAAGTTGACTGATACTCTGCGCTAGGCAGCGTTCTCCTGTTTGCTGCCTGTTTGTGAAACCTTCTTGAGGGGGGTCAAGTCTGACTCCCCTCCTTTTTCGTCCAACAGACGGATGGTTTCAGCCAGCAGATCCAATTCGGATAACTTGGCAATCTTCATCAGAGCCTTGGTTCCGTGGAACCCATGAGTTCCCCGATGGCATTCCACACAGAGAGCCACAGTCAGGTAGTCACTTGCCCTGTCCCCAAGCCCATGCCCGGTACGGATGTGGTGGGCTTCTGTCACAGAGGTCTGAGGCTGGCCCAGTAAGGAACAGAGGACACAGTCCAACTGTTTAACCTTGCCGAGGTAGTGACTAGCCTGCTTGTCTCTGCTCATCGTAGGCCAGTCTCCTCAGTTGCGGCATGATCTTCAATTGGAGATTCATGTTCCGGTCGAGTTCATCAATGATCCTTCGCTTCTCAGCAGGATCAATATCCATCCGGAGTATCGCATCCTTCTGATCGCGATATCTCTTCATCAACTTATCAAGGACATTCACGCCGCTCTTGAGTTGGAGGATGTTCTCGTTCTCAAGCATGTAAGCCTGAAGTTCATCGACTCGACCCTGATCTTTCAGAGCGTTGATGCTTCCGACGATGCCATTGATGTTCTTGTCGAGTTCATAGAATTGTTCTTGCAATCCCGGTCTCATTGCGGTTGTGAAGAACCGGCGCACGAACGGATACTCAAACCACTTCCTTTGCGGGTACTGCATGTCGTTATCGCGAAGGAGTGTGTCTACGACATCAAGGGTGTAAGTTCCAAGGCTACCGAGGTAACCGTTCATCAAGTGATCCAGTTTCAGCGGAGAGATCCCCGTCGCTTCGCCTACGCGACGAGCGAGTTCGTTTGTGCCAAATCGCGCTTGGGCAATCGCATCCCGATCCTGCATGTACTGCGGGACGATGGGTCTGCCCGTGAACGTGTCGTAGTTCGCGACCGTCTCAAGGATCGGCAAGATCGTCTGCGGAACAGGGTTAAACGCCAAGGTGCTGGTCGTGGCGCGGACCAATGAATCCCTCAGATCCTTGGACGGAGCATCCTTGTAGTAAGCATCCATGATGCGCTCAGGGATGGTCTTGAAGAGGATACCCACTTCGAAGGGAATAGGAATCTTTACAGCAAAGCCCGGCTCGCGATTGGCAAGGTCTGCTTTCTTGATCGGGATCAGGTAGTAGTTATCCTTCACTTCCTGATTCTCGTTATCGTATAACTCATCGTCAGAGATCATGGCGTAGTAAAAGCCAGTCAGTCCAACCATCAACCCTGCACGGCCAACGAACCTGAGGATGTTCTTCTTGCGCTCACGGTACACGCCAGACCTGCCCATCCCAGCCTGATACAGTTTGTCCAAGCCTTGGATGCGGGCATTCAAGAACGGCACAGTAGCGGTGACGAGTCTTAACTGTGGGTTCCGTCCACGCCGTCCGTAGTTGATAACAGACAGCGCCTGATAGGCGGCTTCTACCCAGTCGCCTGTTCTCTTGAGCGTGTCCTCATAGACCGCATTACGGGTCGAGGCTTCCGCTTTATCGGAGATCGTCCCAAGGAAGTCCCATGCGCTTTTAAGCGGACGGACATAGTTCGAATTAACGACCTCATCCCACTTCGTCTCTTCGCGGACAGGGATTTCATGCCCTCTCTTACGAGCCTCGTCAGAAAGAAATTTCACAATATCTGTAGGGTCACGAGCAAAATCATATCCGCCAGTAACGCCAAGACGAGAAAGATTTTGTAACCCTTTGTTGAAATTTCTAACCGTATCAACAGCAGGGATAATGTTCGCTCCGCTTGTTGCAAGAACAGAAACGGTATCGCGGGCCATGTTCGCAATCATGTAACCCGGATCTCTCGTAATTAGTTCGCGAAGCACGGTCGCCGGAACCCTGAAGAGATTCCCCAGCAACCCATCAAGATTGACATCTGGGATCGCCTGCATGGATTCGAAGATCAGCGGATCGTCGATGAATGCAGTAACGCGCTTGCCGTTGACCTTGAGGTTGACAGTCGGCTTGCCTTCGACATTCTCACCGGGTTGTTTAAATCGGCCCATGCCGATGTTGACCATATCCCTGACGATTCGCTGCTGGGCGACGTTCTTCATGCCCATCGCAATCGCTGCATCAAGGTTGGAAAGAATCGCCTCCATGAGCGGGACGTTGATCCCCTCCTCGCTGCCTCTCAGGGCTTTGAGGGTCGATGCGGTGGTGAGGTTACCGCCGAATACACTGGGATCAGAGATGTCCTTGCCGGT